GGCACTTTTGGCATGCTTGCGATAAGCCGTTTCTGCCGTTCCACGGATTCACTGGTCAGGCGTTCCGACTCCGAGACTACTCCCTGTATCGCGCCCTGCGTCAATGCCGCCTCGTTCTTGGCCGACTCGGTCATTAGCTCGAAGTCTGTGATGATAACCCCGATGGAATTGTGTCCGTACTGTTCAATCAATCCCATCGTGTCTCCGAACTTCACCCCGAACCCGGCAATCTCAAGGGCCATATCCTCGGTGCTGACTTTCATCCTCTTGGCCAATCCTTCGACCACATCGCCGAACGACATATTAGCCGCGTTCAGTTTCTTGACCGTCACATCTTGATTGACTAAGAACCTGTCCCAAGACTGATTGACCGAGTCCGTATGGGCCTTCTGTGCTGCCTCCATTTCGTCCAGGCTCCGGAGGGTTACTCCCTGGGCTTGGAGGACCGTATCCTCAACGGAACCCCATGCCAGGGAACTATCCACGGCCATCTGCTCGGTCGTCCGGACCATTCTCTCCTCGGCCCGTTCGATTCCTTCGGTGGCTCGTTCCACCTGGTCACCGGCCATCTCGAAATCGCCGCCCATATCGACCATCATCTCGCCGGTGATGTCTATCTTCGGAATGCCCTTGTCCAATCTGTTCTGGACATCCTCCAATGCTGCCTGTACCTTGTCGAACTTGCCGCCTACGAACGGGAGCTTCGACGCCACACCTACCAGCTTCTTAATCCCCTCGATGATTCCACCGATGACCTTCCGCTGGATTAACGTCATGTTGTTCATTACCCCAATGACGAAGTTCCCGACCGTCTGGACGGTTTTCTTTATCGCAGACCAGACCGTGTCCCAATTCTTCCAGAGAAGTATCACGCCGGCTGCAACCGCGGCTATCGCCAAGATTATGAGGCCCACTGGACCCATGGCGATATTGATAGCCACGCCAACCGCGGTGAACGCTAGTGCCAAGCCGGGGAGGGCCAGCAACAACGGTCCGACCACCAGCATAATCACACCAAGGGCTGCCACGGCAATCCCAATCCATTTCGTCAGGTTCGGATGGGCGTCAGTGAACTCGATGACCTTCCGGGTCACCTTCTCCAATATCACGGCCAACTGAGACATTATCGGCAGCAGCACCTTTCCGAATTCCTGGGACAGGTCGCCGGTCCGGTTCTTGAACTGGGTGAACGGGTCGGCCGACGCTTCTGCCTGGCCTCCCACCTTGTCCATGACTTGACCCAGGCGCTCGGTGAACGTGGCCGACTTATCGACTGAGACCCCGACCGCGTCTGAATTGTTGGTCAGGCCGGCGAGGAACTTGGACATCGTCTCGGCCACGGACCCGGCGGACTTCCCGGATGCAGCCGAGGCGTCCAGGACTGCCGGCAGGGCTTCCAGGGCTTTTTTCTCGTCCCCCAGGACCGTGACCAGTTTCGTGAGGATGTCCCGCTGTTCCTCGTCCCCGAAGTTGGTTTTGGCCTGGGTGGCGCTGATGACCGCCTCGATGGACGATTTATTCGAATCGTAGGAGGCGCCGACGTTTTTCAACGCCTGGTCCAACCGGGATATACCGATGGCTTCTTCCTGGGCGGCCTTTATGGACATCATGGCGATGCCGGCGATACCCGCACCGATGCCAGTCATCGCCAGACCGATTTTCTTTCGGTTTTTGGCGATGCTCTCGGTCAGGCTTCCGAATCCCTCTTTGGCCTTGTCCGTATTGGCTTTTACAAGGATTTCGATTTGGTTAGCCATTCGTCTCCTGTTCTGGTTGTCCTTCCGTCACCACCGCAAGCATCCGGAGGACCGTCGCGTCCTCTTGTAGTAGTTGCGACGGTAAGCATCCGTATCGCTGGCAGAGACCGTCTATCAGTTGGGCAGCCTCAAGTTCCCAGGGCTTTCTAACTGGTCGTCCGTCACGGTCGATGCCGCCTCCAACGTGCTTAAATCTCCGGATGGCAACTCTAAAGGGTCTGGGACATCTGAGACCGTATCGACCCATTGAGTGATTATCAGGGTCGCAAAATCCAAGGGTATCTGCAGCATCCCTTCCCCATCGGCCGGAATAGGCGTCCCATCGTCATTCTCTAGGTTCCACGATTGGAGCATATTGTCGCCGAACATCCGAGTCATGCCGGCTTGGTCTCCGGCCTCGGACGCCTCCCGAAGCTCAAGATACCGGGCGAAGCTGACGTTCAGCCTTATCCACACCTCGGCCCCGTCGTAATCGGTGTCCTCAAACTGGATGTGGGCGGTCCGCTCCGGGATACGGAACCCTCCGCCCTTCTCCGGTTTGACGCCGTTCTTGGCGGCATCTTTAGTCACCATTTAGGCCCACGTCGGGACAGCCCCACCGGACAACGCGCCGGGTGAGGTCCAAGTGAGTTCACCACCGGAACCCCTGGACAGCGCGTAGTCGCTGTAGAAGGCTTCACAAGCCAAGGTCTGACCCGATACGGCTATCGTGGTCGTCCGGGCCACTGACGTCGATGGGACCGTCTTGAAGACGTCGTGGGACATATTAGAGGCATCGTTGAATACCCCGTTCAAGGTGACCGAGAAGTCTGCCAGCAAAAGCAGCCGTTCCGTCGCCGACTTGTCCAGGCCGGTGATGTCCTGTTCGGCCCTGGGCGTCGACCAGTCAAGGTTCGTGATGTCATTGGATATGGTCCTCGCGGACCCGCTGGAATCGTCGATAATTACACTCATGCCGAGTCCTGATTCTTTAGCCATTTCGTCCTCCGATTTTATATAGATGGTCGTTCATATCGTCTAGAAACTGGATAGGTTCCAGTTCTGTATTGTCCCGTTTGAATATCGGGTCCCGTTCTAATAGCGTTCTGTGTTTATTCGCCTGGCCTTGGAAGCATTCCTGGCCGGGTTGGAACTTGAACCGGACAATGGCTCCATCTGACTCCTCCCGGAAACTCATGCCGGACCTTCGGATGTATGACAGGTTCGAGATATCGTCTGCCGGCACGACCGTCTCCCACCCCATGACATACTTTGAACAGGTTATCTCTGCACATGAAGCCTCCCGCCAGTGGGTATCCCTGGGCCGGGTTATCCGCCAATGGGTCGTCATTTATAGTTCCCGTACTCCCGGCGCTCGATTAGACCGGACTCGCCAAGCTCGTAGAGCACGTCGGCGAAGCCTTGGTGGTCCGACATTATTTGGCGCATTTCGTTCTCGACGACCGCCTGCCGGGTCATTATGTCGGCCACTCGGTCAGCCATATCAGTATCTAACTCCCGGTCTCTAATCGACTCGATTGCCGGACCGTATTCCTCCATGACCCACATGACTTTTGTCATTGATTCCTCGGCTTGGATGGCAAGCTCTTGGACCCGTTCGACCAGGCCGGCATCGTCGTACTGGGCCTCCTGCAATTCTTCAATACTTTCCAGGGCCGCGTCGATGTTGCCCCGGAGGGTTACGACCCATCCGATAAGACCGATGACGATAATTACCACCGGAATCAAACTCAGCCCAAGTTGAAAGGGCTTCACGTTACTTTCTTCCAAACTGCGCCGGCATCCGAGGTATAAATGAGGATTTCCCGATGGTCGCAACGGCAGCAGACCCGACCAGACCAGTCCTCAAGACGCCAATCGTGGATATTTATCCAACAAAGCAATCTCATCTTCTTACCCCTTGCGCGGCTTGCCGCATCCACAACGCTTGCACATACTGTCCTCCTACTTAATCAGATTCCAGGATTTTCATACTCAATGCGATAATTCCGCCCACCGATGTTCCGGTGGCGACCTCATTTCCAAGCCAGATGCCGGCTCCCGCAGCCCCACCAAGAATCAACAGGCTCAAGAAAATTTGAGGCCGTATACGTCCTATACTCACAGGGCAACATCGTCTTGGGCGGTTCCCCGCCTAGTCACTACACAGAAGTCTAGGTTTGAGAAGGTGCCGGTCGTCGTAACCCGCAGATACCTTTCCACTGTCCCCGAGGACGTTACCCGTTCCGCCGTTGGCGCCGAAGCATATCCAACCGTCGAGAAGACTAAGACGTTAGTCCAGGCATCCGAGGACCCGTTATCGCTGGACTCCTGAATCTGGACCGTAGGCGTTCCGGAGTCGCAATCGGTTATCTCCAGGTAAGCCACCATGCCGGCCGTGGTCCCGGCTCCGTCGTCCCGACTGGTCGAACTACCCGCCGAGGAATGGGTCTCCTTGCCGGTCGTCAGGGTATTGCCCCACTCAAGCGGAACTCCCGATGTGGCCTGTGTGTCAATCGTGAAGGATAACGACCCATCCGTTCCCCTGGACCCATCATAGTTCAACTGTTTCGCAACCAGGCAGGCAGCCACATCCCCTCGGGTCGAACCGAAAGCCCATGTCACTATCCGGTCCGTGGTCACCAGTCCTGAGAAGGCTGCGTGCTCTTGCTCGGTGGCATCGTTGAACCAGGACGATACTGAAAGGTTGCCGTCCGACAGTCCGACCAGACGTTCAGTCGCCGAGGCATTTACGGCCGTGATATCAAGAAGATTCCGCGGCGACCCGGCGTTGTCGATGGTAGCCACGTCGCCGCTCAGGTCGTAACCGTGGACGAATATCTGTTGACCGAGTCCTGATTTTTTAGCCATTAGCTACTCCTACGGAGTGATAGTTATT